AGGAGGACCTCGCCGGGATCACCGAGATCGACGCGACGGGCCTCACCGTCGAGGCGCCCCGGTACGAGGAGATCAACCTGGCGTTCCTGCCGGAAGAGAAGAAGGCGTTCGTCGAACTCCTCGACCGTATCCAGGAGGCCAAGAACGAGGCGCGCTGGATCGTCGCCCACTACGACGACTTCGGTCGCCTCTTCGATGCCGTCATCGCCGTCAAGTCGAAGCTCGACATCCACAACGGCGCCGTCGCGCTCCGCGTGATGGCCGACCTCGCCATGGAACGATTAGCGGAGATTGATCGCTCGGCTTCCCCAAATCGTGCGGAGGGCAAGTCGGATCGGCTATTGTCTTGATCTCGATTTGTCGTTAGTGGGTAAAAGTCAAGAACCTTCGCTATCGATGCGGAGTGAACATCGTCATTGCATGCACAATTGGCGTAGGTGGTTGACGAAGACGGTATCCCTGTCGATCCGGTCTCCCGCACCAAGGAGCTTTTCGGGCAATGCCAGATTATCGTTTCCGATAGCGGATCGAAGATGCCTAGAAACAGACGGCCGCTTAGGTGGCAGCGAGAGTCCGCAAATTGTTGTTCCGTTGCCCGTGCAACTACTGATCACGCCGGCATAATCAGCATCGTTCGTGACAAGCCCAACCCAATCATTGTATTCTACATTGTCATCCCGACAAAGAGTAACCAGCATCTCGGTAATAGATGTGTCCACTTGCTTTTCTTTGGACTTAATACAAAAGGTTTGGTGATCCACAAAAAGCGTTCGGAAACCAAAGCGTATATCCCAACTTTTTGGCAGGAGAGTGCGAATACTCCGCTTATCCGATAATGTTAGTGTTGTGCCGCTCACCGTCATATCGCCGTTCTCAAACTTGCGCTTCGCGTTGGCCCAATTCTGTTTGACTTTGCTCACTTCATGGTCATTCGAGATCCCTTGTAACCGTTTTCTGAGAGCGGCATCGAAGCTTTCCTCAATCGATTTGCTCTCAAAGTCGGCATCCCACAGCACGAATGAGGGCTCGTTGCCAAAATATTGCCTCATGAAGCTCTTGCCCGCGTCCGTCAGGGCTTTTGGATCGCCTATGTGAAGCGTGCGGTGGTAGGCATAGCTGTTTTGACCTGTCTTAATGGCTCTCTCGAAGCAAAATCTCGCGAATCTATTAGCCAAATCTGTAATAAATAGAGACATCAGAAACGCATTCATCTCATCTCTTGGCTTGCCATGCAATGAGCGCGGAGGTCGGAATTCTTTATCCAACAGGAGCCGAACTACTCGCCGCGCTTCGATCATGGCGTGATTGCCATCCATAACCACCACTCCGCGCAAATCGCCACCGAGTTCGATATCGATCATCTTTGGCTCACAGTAAAGATCCCGAGCGCCGTGTCTGCCGAATACTCTATCACGGTGCTTTGACCTGGCGTAAGCGCCCTATCGGCGCACCGGATCACAACGTCACAGTGCGCCCCGCAGATTGCTTGATTGCCTAATCCCGGCACAAAGCCGAACTTGGTCAAAATGACATGGCACTCGAATAGAGGGTCCTTTCCAGGCTCCAACGTATGAGGGCGGGCAGAGTGTGACGTTTTTCTAGCGCCAGGGCGCGAATTTGGGTGCGCAGTGCGCACTTAGGTGCGCACCTTCGGCGCCAGAAAGTCCAGTAAATCCGCGGCCTCCGGCCGCATGGGGGTGGTGCGCACCTTGTGCCGAGGTGCACACCCGGGGTGCGCACCCAAAGCTGTCCTATGGCGCGTGCACCTGGTGCGTAGTTGAAGGTATGACATGGGCGTCTCGATCCGGGCATACGCCAGCCGTCGCGGGGTTGCAGAGTCGACGGTGCGCAAGGCCCTCCAGGCCGGTCGCATCACGGCCGAGCGCGACGGCACCATCGATCCCGACAAAGCCGACGCGGCGTGGAAGGCGAACACCAACGTCGCCAAGCGGCGCAGGCGCAAGGCGGTGCCGAAGGCGGCCGTCGAGGCCGCCCGCGAGACCTTGCAGGAGAGCGGCCAGCGCCCGGCCGGCCCTGGCATGACGTTCATGGAGGCGCGCACGGCGAGCGAGGTCCTCAAGGTCCAGACGGCGCGCATCAATCTCCAGCGGTTGAAGGGCGAGGTCATCGACCGGGCGCGGGCGATCGCTCATGCGTTCCGGTTTTCGCGCGAGATTCGGGACGCATGGCTCAACTGGCCGGCCCGCGTCTCGGCTTTGATGGCGGCGGAACTCGGGGTGGACGCGCACACCATGCACACGACGCTCGAAAAGCATGTCCGGCAACACCTCGAGGAGCTCGCCGACGTCGAGCCGCGCCTTCCCTGAGACCTATGACGGCGCCGACGACCTCGAACGCTCCTTCCGCGGCGGACTGAAGCCGGACCCGGCGCTCACAGTATCGCAGTGGGCAGATCAGTACCGGGTGCTCTCCCAGCGGGCCTCGTCGGAGCCCGGCCGGTGGCGCACCAGCCGCACGCCGTATCTCAAGGAGATCATGGACTGCCTGTCGCCCGCCTCGCCGGTGAGCCGGGTGGTGTTCATGAAGGGCTCGCAGGTCGGCGGCACGGAGTGCGGTAATTGCTGGATTGGATACGTCATCCACCAGGCGCCGGGGCCGATGATGGCGGTCTCGCCGACGGTCGAGCTGGCCAAGCGCAACTCGAAGCAGCGCATCGAGCCGCAGATCGAGGACAGCCAGGTCCTGCGCGAGCGCGTGAAGCCGGCGCGGTCCCGGGATTCCGGCAACACGATCCTGTCGAAGGAGTTCCCCGGCGGCGTGCTGGTGCTCACCGGCGCCAACTCGGCCGTGGGCTTGCGTTCCATGCCGGCGCGCTACCTGTTCCTCGACGAGGTGGACGGCTACCCGGGCGACGTGGAGGGCGAGGGCGATCCCATCCTGCTGGCCGAGCGACGGGCCTCGACCTTCCAGCGCCGCAAGGTGTTCCTGGTGTCGACTCCGAAGACGAAGGGACTGTCCCGCATCCAGCGCGAGTTCGAGGCCTCGGACCAGTGCCGCTACTTCGTTCCCTGCCCGGAGTGCGGGGAGTACCAGGCGCTTGGGTTCGACGGCCTCTCCTGGCCGGAGGGCCACCCTGAGGAGGCGGCGTACCGCTGCGAGCACTGCGGCTCAATGATCGAGGAGCACCGCAAGACGTGGATGCTGGAGCACGGCGAGTGGCGGCCGACGGCCGAGGGCGCATCGAACGCCTCTGGCAGCAAGACCGCCGGCTTCCATCTCTCGAGCCTCTACAGCCCCGTGGGCTGGTTCTCGTGGGCCGACGCGGCGGCGATATTCGAGGCCGCGAAGGCCAACCCGGACCTGATGAAGGGCTTCGTCAACACGGTGCTGGGCGAGCCCTTCGAGGAGGCCCACGAGGCGCCGGAGTGGCACGGGCTCTACGAGCGCCGCGAGACCTATCGGATCGGTGTCGTGCCTCGGGGCGGCCTCTTCCTCACCGCCGGCGTTGACGTGCAGAAGGACCGGATCGAGGCCGAGGTCGTCGCCTGGGGCCGGAACAAGGAGAGTTGGTCGGTCGACTACCTGGTTCTCGACGGCGACACGGCGCGGCCCGAAGTGTGGAGCCGGCTCGACGAGGCGCTGGCCCGCGACTGGCCGCGCAAGGGCGGCGGCAGCATGCCGATCCGGGTCCTGTGCGTCGATTCGGGCTACGCGACGCAGGACGTCTATGCCTGGGCGCGGCGCCACCCGCAGGCGGCCTGGGGGCCCGCCGGGGCGGCGGCGCGGCAACCCCGCACCGCCGTCGCCGTCAAGGGCCAGGAGCGTGACGTGGCGCTGCTGCTCGGCGTCTCGAAGGCCGACGCCGGGGGCCGCCGGCGGGGCCTGCGGGTGTGGTCGGTGAGCGCGTCGATCGCCAAGGGCGAGCTCTACCGGTGGCTGAAGCTGGAACGCCCGACGGACGAGGCATTGGCCGAGGGAACGGACTACCCGCCGGGCTACTGCCATTTTCCGCAGTACGGCGAGGAGTACTTCAAGCAGCTGACCGCCGAGCGCCGCGTGATCCGCATCCACAAGGGCTTCCCGCGGGCCTCGTGGGAGAAGGACCCGGCGCGCCGGAACGAGGCGCTGGACTGCCGCGTCTACGCCCGTGCCGCCGCCGCGGTCTACGGCCTCGATCGCTTCCAGGAGCGCCACTGGAAACGCCTGGAGGAAGCGCTTGGAACCGGCGAGGCGGGTGGCGGGGAGGCGCGCAAGGACGCACCCCCTCCGGGAGAGGTGGGCCGCGCAACATCGGCGCGCCGGCGGGTGATCCGCAGCAAGTGGATGGGTTGAGACATGGCGTACACGGAGACCCAGGCCGAGGCGCTCCGCGAGGCCCTGGCCTCGGGCGTGCTCACCGTCGAGTACGACGGCAAGCGGGTCACCTACCGCTCGGTCCAGGAGATCAAGGAGGCTCTCTCCGAGGTGGAGACGGCGCTCGCCCGGGACGCCGGCAAGCGGGTGCGCCAGATCCGCGTGACCACCAGCAAGGGATTCTGAGCATGGGCTGGGTCTCGCGCATGATGTCGACGTGGCGCGCCGCCCGCCAGGCCGTGCACGGGGCGCGCTGGCCGGTGCACGAGGTCGCCGGCCTGGGGCGGCGGGCACTGGCCTGGCAGCCCGGCAACCCGGGTGCCGTCGCCGCCCTCTTCGCCTCCGGCCACGACCTGCGCGTCAAGTCGCGCGACCTGGTGCGGCGTAACGCCTGGGCCGGCAACGCCGTCGATTCTTTCGTCACCAACTGCGTCGGCACCGGCATCAAGCCGCAGTCGACGGCGCGCGACGACCGTTTCCGGGAGGCGGTTCACGCGCTGTGGTGGGACTGGTGCGACGAGGCCGATGCCGCGGGGGTGACCGACTTCTACGGCCTCCAGGCGCTGGCCTGCCGGGCCATGGTGGAAGGCGGCGAGTGCTTCCTGCGTCTGCGCCCCCGGCGGCCGGAGGACGGGCTCGCCGTGCCGCTGCAGCTCCAGGTCCTGGAGGCCGAGCACGTGCCCCTGACCCTGAACGCGACGCTCCCGGGCGGTAACGTGGTCCGGGCCGGGATCGAGTTCGACCCGCTGGGCAGGCGCGTCGCCTACCACGTGACCCGGGAGCATCCGGGCGACCCGGCGATGCGGCCGGGCGACTTTGAGGCGGTGCGGGTGCCGGCAGACGGCGTCGTGCACCTGTTCCGGCCGCTCCGCCCGGGCCAGATCCGGGGCGAGCCGTGGCTGGCCCGGGCGCTCGTCAAGCTCAACGAGCTCGACCAGTTCAACGACGCCGCCCTGGTCAAGGCCAAGGTCGCGGCGCTCTTTACCGGCT